CAACGGCCTCGTCATGATGGCGCGTCGCCGCGGCTGGCAGGTTCCCATCGAACGCCAGGCTTACGCAAACCGCGCCGAGGAAATCCGCGACGTGGCCGCAGACAACCGCATCGCCGAGATGGCCGAGCACGACGACGACGCCCTCAAGAAAATGCTCGGTGAACTCGACCCCGGCGAGATCCAGTTCGCCGCCGTCAGCGCCGAGGAATTCGAGCAGCTCCTCGCCGACGCCGGCATCGCCGGCCGTCTCCGCAAACGCGGCGCACGAGTCGTCAATGTGGACCTCTCCCCGGAAAGCTACGCCCGCTGGTCTGAGAGCGAAGCAAAGCCCGACGCGCCAGAACGGCGCTTCCAATACGCCTCCAAGCCGCCCCTGTGTAGTTACGCCGGGCGGAAATAATCCGCGTAACTACTTCCGCTGTTCATTTTCCCCGCCTCATTCGAGGCGGCAAAAAGCGACATCCCCGCGTGAATCACCCGCGCCGGGGCACACCGCCAGCTATCCAGCATCGGCCCTGCCATCGCGGGCAAAAGTAACCGCACGATTGGATTCGCGCGACGTTAGCCAGTGCGGACGCTCAACTAATGCCGTCGAGGGGAAAGCCCTTCGATAGTTAGAAACAAACCAAACCGGGACGAGGCAACCCGCACAAAAACGGCCAATGAAACAATGCACAGCCAGATCGAAGAAATCACGTTCGGAGTCGAACTCGAAACCACCATCCCCGCCGCCGCACAGCTCCGCGTCGGCCACTATCACGCCGGGCTTCCGGTGAACGTCGCCCGGGCCGGAGAGCGCCTGCTGCCAGCGCCCACGTTCCTCGGCGTCGCATGGAAGTCGGAGCGCGACGGCAGCATCCGCGTCACCAAGCCCGGCCAAGTCGCCTGCGAATTCGTCTCGCCCATCCTGAAGGGCGAGGCCGGTGTGCGCCATCTCGTCGAGTTCGTCGAATGGCTCCGCGCGATCGGCGCGCAGGTGAACGCCTCGTGCGGGATGCACATTCACATCGGCGCATCGAGCGCCGCCGGCGGCGAGGAACTCACCGCCTACGTCGAGCGCCTCACGCGCCTCGTCGCCTTCAACAGCAAGGCGCTCTACGCGCAGACCGGCACGATCACCCGCGAGAAGGGTGTCTATTGCGCGCCCCTCGGCGACCAGACAAAGCGCGCCATCGCCCGCGTGAAGCGCACCAAGCGCCTCGGCGACGCCGGCATCGCTGGCCGCTATCACATCCTCAATCTCACCACGCTGAACACGCGCGGCACCGTGGAATTCCGATGCTTCGCCGGAACAGTGAACACGACGAAGGTGCTGCTGCACCTGTTCAGCGCACTCGCGCTCGCCATCATCGCGCGCAAGGCCAAGACGCCGGCGCAGTGGAGCAACGGCCCGCTCAGCGGCACGAAGGCCGTCACGAACTTCCTGAAGGTGCGCCCGATGGCCCGCATCGTCGGCTCGCCGTTCCTCGCCGACCGCTTCCCGCAGATGCTCGCCAAAGCCGTCGAACTCGCCGGCAAGTACGACACGCAGCAGGCCGCGCTCGACGTGATCCTGCTCACCCGCACCACGCGCAGCGCAGCCTAATCCCGGAGGACACGAACCATGTGCGTCGCCATCACCACGCCCAACCGGGCCTTCCGTCCCACGCTCGAGCAGCTCGGCCAGTGCGAGCGCGCCAACCGCCACGGCACCGGCCTCGCCTGGCTGAACGGTCGTCGCGTCGAGTACGTGAAGAATCTCCCCATCGCGGAGATTCACCGCCTGCTCGCCGACATCGCCGGTCCTGCCATCGTCCACTTCCGCATTGCCAGCGTCGGCGGCGTGGACCCGCAGCTCTGCCATCCATTCCCCATCACGCACCGTGCGGAGCTGAGACAGCAGGGCACCGCGCGCAGCGTCCTCTTCCACAACGGCACATGGGCCGAGCATCGCAGCGCCGCCGCGCACTACGGCCTCACGTTCCCGAAGCGCGAGCCGCTCAGTGATACTCGCATCGCCGCCTCACTCATCGCCCGCTTCGGCTTCGATTGGCTGAAGCGCGCCGACTACTGCCGCTGGGCATTGCTCGATCGCAAAGGCATCCGCCGCATCGGACACTGGCACGAAGTGGACGGCTGCCACTACTCCAACCTCGGCTGGCAGCCTCACACCTTCGGCGGCTCCTACGAATACTTGCAGCCGGGATTCTTCGACGAGGACGGCGACTCCGATCCGGAGGCTGCGTAAGCATCGGCCCTGCCAGCGTGACGGAAAGTGAGCGCACGATTGGAAGTGCGCGACGTCACGACTGGCGGTGGCGAAACTCTCACCGTCGAAGGAAAACCCTTCGGCACACAAACCAAACCGGGAACAGGCAACCCGCCCAAAGCGCCAATCCAAACCATGAACCCATTGACCCACATCCGCCGCCTCGCCATCGGCAAGGCCAACACCCTGCAACGCGCAGCGCGCCATCTCCCACAGCTCGCCCCGGCCTTCGCCGAGTGGAGCGGCGGCGAGATATACATCTGCCGCAAGACAGGCTCCTACCGCTACCGCTTCGGCGACGCCTCGAAGAGCATCACCCCGTGGGACGCCCTCGCGCGCGAACTGTTCGCCACGCCCGCCGCATTCGCATTCGCCGCGCTCGTGTTGGGGCCCGCGCCGCGCATCCCCGCGCCCAAGGTCGCCGCCAAGTCCGCGCCCGCGCAGCCAAACGCATCCGCAGTCTCTAACGGTGGCCGCGTGAACGTCATCCAACTCGCCCAAGCCGCCTGAGTCATGCGCACGCTCACCGTCTCCACACTCTACCGGCAGCCGGCCCGCGCACGCGGCCATGGCGGGAAATCCGCCGAGCCAACGCGGCGCGTCCCGCACATCCGGCTCTCCGGGCAATGGCTCGAGCGCCACGGCTTCACGCCCGGCGCGCGCGTCCACGTCGTCCAGAACGTCCAAGGCCAGCTCGTGATCACCGCCGCACTATGAGCACACCCGCCACACTCATCGGCCCCGCCGCCTCCGTCCTGGCAGCGGCGCGGGCCATCGCCGCGCGACGCAACCCGCTCGCGCTGCTGCTCGATGGAGATCCCGGCGTCGGCAAGACAGCCATCGCCGACACGCTCGCGCTGGAACTCACCGGTTCGAAGTTCGCCATCGGCCACGTCAACGGCCAGTCAGTCAGCGCCGACCTCGTCCGCGAATGGCGCGAGCGCAGCGCCTACGGCAACCTCTTCTCCCCGCGCACCTGCAAGCGCGTGGACGAACTCGACAAAGCCAGCAGCGCCGGCGTCGCCGAGCTGCTCACGCTCCTCGACTACATGCCCACCGGCTTCGCGATCATCGCGACGACCAATGACTTCGCCGGCCTGCGGTCCTCGTGGAAGGGCCGCTTGGAAACACGCTTCGTCCGCCTCCGCGTCGAGTCACCGTCCATCACGGAAGTCGCACCGTGGCTCTCCAGCCGCTTCCGCATCACGCAAGCGCAGGCACAAGCCATCGCACGCGGCGCAGTGCCCGACGGCCAGCTCGACGGCGTAAACGTCCGCGCCGCGCTCCTCGATGCCGACGCACTCGTCGCCATCCAATCCGCCGCATCACTCCCATCGGTCCCATCGGTCCCATCACCACGGAGGCCGCGCCCATGACCTTCTCCGAACTCACCACACCCGGAGGCCACCGCGTCGGCGAAGTCGCCAGCGCCATGCAAAAGTGCATCCGCCGCGGCCTCGCCGACGACGCGCTCTATTGGGCAACCGAACTCGACCTCGCAGGATTCGGCGAATACGTCTTCAAGCGCCTCGTCATCATCGCCAGCGAAGACGTGGGGCCCGCCGACCGCTACGCCTGCGTCATCGTCTCCACGTTGCGCGAGTCATGGCGCGACCAACGCAAGAAGAAGGACGAACGCCACGCCCCCGAGCGCCTGTTCCTCGTCCACGCCGTCCACTACCTCGCGCACGCACCCAAGTCCCGCATGGTGGATCACGCCCTCATCGTCCACTACGAAGGCCCGCGCGAACGCCGCGAGATTCCAGACTTCGCCCTCGATCTCCACACACAGCGCGGCAGAAGCCGCAAACGTGGCCACGCCCACTTCTGGCAGCACGGTGCAGCCATCCACCCCGCCGCCAATCTCGACGACCCCTACGCACAGCAGGCCCGCGAGATCCGCAGCGACAAACAGACAGCCCTCCCCGGATTCGAGCCGTAGCGATTGACGGCCCGCCAACGCCGTGGCCATCAAGCTCACAGACGAAGACCTCGCCAAGTTGCAGGACAAGCAGCTCGCCAACGTCCTGCGCAAATTGAACGACGGCAAGACGCTCACCGCCCGCGAGGAAGCCATCCTCGCCCGCGCCCGCACCGCCGGTCCCGCGAAACTTCCGCCCGGCACCTGGCAGGGCGTGCTCTTCGAGCCCGTCGCCACCGAAGGCCACGGAGGCTATGCAAAGAACTGGAGCGAACTCGCCGACGCGCTCAGCAAATCCGGCGTCCCCATCACGCGCCGCGCAATCCAGGAATGGCGTCACGACCCGCGCTACAAAGCCGACCTCCCGCCCGATCGCGCAGACGGCCGCAAAGATGTAGCCGCATGGCTCGCCTTCATGGTCAAGCACGGGCTGAAGCGCGCCGACGACCACGTGGCCAGTCACCAGTCACCAGTCACCAATCACAACTCCGAAGACCCCGCACACGCACCCGGCTTCATCATGCCCCCGCCCATCGGCGGATGTGCCGCCGACTGGAACAAGGCCGGCGCGATGATCGACTACGAGCGCAACAAGCTGAAGCTCGAAACGCAGCGCGGCACGCTCCTCGTCGCCAGCGAGCTGGAAGTCCCCCTCGGCGCGACGTTCGTCGTGCTCTCGCAGAAGCTCTCGCAATTCCCCGAGCGCGCCGCCCCGCAAGTCGTCGGCTTCGTAGACGTGAACGAAGTCATCGGCATCCTCCGCGCCGAGATCGAAGGCGACCTCGGCGACCTTCACGGCGCGCGCTACCTCGACACCACGCTCGATCGAATCCTCGACGAACTCCCATTCGACGCCGAAAGCACGCGCCTGCTGCAGCTCGTCAGCTTCGACGGCCAACCCGGCGCGGATTGCGCCGAGAGAAAGTCCGCCCTCCGCGAACTCATCGCCCGCGTCGCCCTCGAAACCCTGCGCACCATCGGCGCGCGTGTCATCGCCGAGATCCACCAGGGCGAACCCGCCCCGGAAAAAATCCCCGCTGCACCCGCGGACGCAATCGAGGAACCCGCTCCCCAGATTACCCCGCCCACTTCCCATACAGCCCCGCAGAAATCGCCACGCGCAAAAGCGACGAAGCCTCGCAAGCGCAAGCCGCGCGCCGCCGACTAGTCACTGTTCACCAGTCACCAGTCACATCCCGACCGCTGACATGCCCCGCACGTCATGTCCGGTTTCCTCAATACCCTCTCGTGGCTCGGCGCTCTCATCCGCGCCACGCTCCGCCCTCGCCCGCGCACTCGCCTCTGGGAGTGGGCCGATCGCAACGTCATCATCCCCGACGAGTCCGGCGGACCCGCGCCCGGCCAGCTCAACACCGGACGCTTCGCCATCTTCCGCGGACTGCACGACCTCGCGCAGAAACCCGGCGTCCACTACTTCGCACTCTGCGCCAGCGCGCGCGTGGGCAAGACACTCTTCTCCATCGTCATCCTGCTCTACTGGCTCGCCGAGCGCGTCGGCTGCGTGGTGTGGCTCGATCCCTCCACGGCCTCGCTGAAGAAGTTCGTGCGCAGCGAACTCGATCCATTCCTCCGTCAGTGCGGCGTCGTGCGCGCGCTTGCCATCATCAGCAAGACGACGTGGACCGTCTTCTGGAAGACCTTCCGTGGAAAAGTCCTGCGCATCGTCGGCTCCGGAGCCGAGGCCGACATGCACGGCTTCAACGCCGAGCTGGCCATCATCAACGAACTCGACCGCTGCCGAGGCGCGACCGACGCCGACGCAAGCAGCCCCGACAAGATCATCGCCCGCACGCGACTCTTCCCGCACACGCGCTTCATCCTGGAGAACAGCACACCCGGCGTCGCCGGAGAATTCTCCCCCATCTGGCAAAAGTTTCAGCGCGGCTCGCAACACCACTGCTACCTCCCATGTCCGCACTGCAGCGCCGCAAGAAAGGCCACCGCGGCGAACGCGGCGAGTGCAAAGAAATCCGCCACGCAAACTCCAGCCCGAGCTTCTTCCGCCGCGCCCGCCGCGACCGCCGCGGTTCATTCCGACCCGTGGCCCATCGGCTGGAGCGAGCTGTCCCTCGATCCCGACCTCACCGGCTGGCAGCGCCTCACCTTCGCGAGCGAGAAGAAGCTCGTCCCATTCGACGCCGATCTGAACCCGCTGCTCGA